ATGATGTTATGTGTGGCATTGCTCAGCGGATGTACGAAACAGGCAGAATCTGAGGCACCTCAAATTGATTATAAAGCTCAATTTGAAGAGTCGGACCGAAAAATTGGTGAATTTTTAGATCAGTTAGATAATCCAAATACCCCTCAAGAAGTTAAAGTTAAAATTTTATGTCATGACTATCCTGATGTGTATAAAAAACAATACATGCCTGCACTGATAGAAGTTTCACCAAAACCGTACACTGAAGAAAAATTATTGTCAGATTTGAAAAGTGCAACTGACTACTATAAAGGGACTTTGGGGATAAAATGTAATGAATAATATTTGAATTAAATCACGATAAAAATTTAAAAGTGTGAATTGATTGGCATTATTTAGTTGTGCTAAATTTCTTCTGTTAATTACTTAAACTTTTCTCTGGATTTGAAATGCAGATCTTAAAATTTTTACAGAGTTTTAATACAGTCGGCACCTATTTAACACTTGCTTCCATCTTGCTTGTGGTCATGATCATTTATTTTTATGTAATTAATCCTGCATGAACATTTTGAAAGGAATAGGTCTTCTCATCTCTTACTTTTTTAAGAACGGAAGATGAATAATAGGATAGGGATATGAAATTTAAAATATTATTATTAAGTTTTATTGCCACTGGTTGCTATGCTAATGAAAGTACAGCTGCCCCAGATATTTGTAATATCGTAAAAAAGGTTGCTTATAACGTAATGGAAGCACGACAGCAAAAGGTACCAGCACAAGATTTACAACAAATTGCCGATGGGTTAGCAGATGAAGAAGCCAAGCAGCTTTATCAAGACTTAATTAGCTCAGCTTATGCTGCCAAAGTATTTAAGACAAGTTTCTTTAAACGCCAAGCAATTGAAGATTTTCAAGCAGGATGGTATGAGGAATGTTTACGTAGAAATGAATAATAATTAAAAAATAATGAGTATTTAATTTTTAAGAACAACTAATTAGTTAAGAGAATAAAAAAAATATACTGACAGGTCTGTCTAGGTGTTTTAATTTGAAAATAAAATTTGAATTTATAGGTATTTATTTAAAAATAAATGCTCCGAAGATGCCGCTGCATGTCGTTACCCTTGAACCCTAAAGTTCAGCGGGTCTTTCTCAATTCTAGCAATACAGTGCAACATTAAGCAATACCTAACGATATTAAAAAATCAATATTTTTAGTAATTTATATTAAAACAATACAATGCAATATTACACAATCTTTAGCAATACAAAAATAGTCTATTAATGGTCTATTTTGATAAATACGGTCTATTTTTCAGGTTTAAGTCTATTAAAGGTCTATTTTAATTGATTAAAAAAGCGGCACTTAGCCGCTTATGCAGTATGTGCCATTTTGTTTTGTTCAATATATGCCAAAACATCAGCCTTCACATAATTTACCTGACGTTTGTGGGGTTTCGAAAAGGGAATACCGCCGCCTTCACATCTTTTCTTCTGCAACCATGGTAAAGATACGTGCATTACGATTGCAACCGTTTCAGGTGGGAAGGTCTGATTATCAGCAGCTTCCCAAAATTCTTTCTTGGCAGCCTCTTTTTCTGCATGTGACATACGATCCAATTTAGTTAAACGTGACATCTATTTCTCCTTACTTTCCGCTTTACGATTAGCATCTCTGATTGCTTTAGCCCAAGATTCAAGTTTTTCTATTCTTTGGCAACGCCATTCAGCTACAGCTTTTTCACCTTCAATGTTGTCTACAATCAATTCATTGCAAATTTTGATGATTTCATCTGCTGCTTTAGCAGTTAATTCACTCATGCTGCCACCATCTGATATATACGCTTAACTTCATGATCAAGCTCATCCATTGCAGAGCGACCTTCTTTGAAATACTTCAAAAGCATTAGTTTGTATCGCTCTTGAGCCGCTTTGTTCATCACACCTTTATCGGTTAAGGAAAGGGTAGGCTTGTTACCTTTAATAAGGTTCACGCCGTGTGATGTACCTTTACCGCGATATCCCGCATTTACGTTGAACACAATGAACTTTTCGAAAAGCTGCATTGGTAGCAGCTTTGGCTCGAAAAGAAACTCTGGAGTAGTTTGTTTCGACATTAGAAAGGTTCCTCCAGTAAATAATCAGGTTCGTTTGATGCCGCATTTTGTAACTCAAAGCGGCGTTTCTTAACAAAGTCCATGAGTCGTGATTGAATCTGTGGATCTCGTGCGGCCACATCTATTTCCAAAGCATCTAATGTTGTGAGGTCGGGCGCGTTTTGGATCTGGACCATTAGTGAAGATGGTTCACTCTCTACAGGCTTTTCATCTGCAAGCTCAGTCAAACGCTTGTGAGTAGCTTTGAGTAAAGGATCCATTTGTTTATCTGACCATGTACGGGTGTATCGATAAACAGCATTTACCTCAGCTGGTGTTTTAGACTCTTTTACTCGTTGAAGAAGGGTATCTAATGTCTTCTGATATTCTGGATCAGCGGTTTCTGATTCAATAGCCGGCTCAGCTGTTTGTGCTTTTTTTACAACCTCTGGTTTTGAATTTTTAACTTTTAGAGATTCCGCATGATTTTCTGAAGGCTTTTCTTCTTCGGCTTCTTCAGTAGGCTTATTTAGAAGTTTTAGAATGTCTCCAGCAAACTCACCACCGCTAATTTTAATAATCGCGCAGCAATGAGCAAAAGCATTATCAAAACTTGAGTGGACTTGACCATGCTGAAGCATGCGTAATTGTCCCTTTGAACCATTCCACTTAAACTGCTGCACACCTAATTCAACAGTTGGGCTAGGGTAAGAGCAAGTAGAACCTTTTTCTGGCGCTTCTCTTAATGGCTCTGGTACTTCAAACTCACCAATAAAAATAGTTCTTGGCTTGAGTTGAAATTCAAACTTATCAAATACATCAAAACCAAAATCGTATGGGTTAAAAGGTTCCCAACCATTACGCTCAGTATTATTTACTAAAAGTAATTCACCGTTAGCCCAAGCAAGTTTGGCCTCAACTTTATTAAGTATTTTCATGCTGTCATTCCCGTTTTCGCTAAGGTTTCAATTTCTTGTTTAACTGCAGTTAGTTTTGCCGCTTCTATTTGAATAAGGGCATCTATACCTAAGTGCTCACAAACTGTTTTCACGTCTAAACCGCGCTCATCAATGAAAACTTGTAATTCGTCTCGCTGCTCATTCGATATACCTTTGAACTCTGGCGGGTTTTTCCACTTCTTCTGCTCTTGATCAAAAGTGCAGTTCATTTCACGAGCACGTAACTGAATTGCATGCCACATAGGAAGGGCATACTTATGTTGTCTATCGAGAGATTCAGTAAGCTGGTTTAGATCACCAGCGTGGTTTGCTTCAGCACAAGACTGTTTAAAGTTACTCAAATCAGCTTGAGCTTTAATCTCGGCAGCTTGCACTGGCGTCAAAGTATTGATGTGATCTTTAGCTTGTTTAAGTAGATCAGCTAAGAATGTTGGCGAATTGCTTAACTCTGGTACGGGAACTTGGCCAGTACAGATTTCTGCACCACTAGATGTTTTTATTACCGTTCCCAATCGGCCAGAGTTTTTAGCGTGGTGAGTAGGTGTCGGATTGAAAAGAATAGTACGAATAGTATCGCCATTCTCATCGGTGGCAGAATGGAGATAGCCCATTACATCAGCCATACGGTAAAGCAAATTACGGTTTTTCCCGGCTAAATCTGGTCTATATACTTTTAGCTTTTCTTTGCCCGCTTCCTCTTCAATGGCATGAGCAATAAACACTACATCTTTGCCAAGGCTCTGCCATTTACGAACCATAGTCATAAACTTATTACCAGCTAAACCTTGAGCTTTGAGAGTTAGAGTTTGATCACGCTGTCTATTGTCAGGGTTCTTTAATAATTGATCTTTAATAGCATCAAGCATGGCCCCAACGGTATCAGCCACAATTGTTTGATAGTTGTCATAAAAACTATCTTTTAGGTTTTCTAAGTCTGGCCATGTATCTATACGAACAATTGTTCCACGGCGTAACTCAGGTGCTACACGGTGTTGACCTTTGTCAAAGTCAAAAATGACGGGTTTATTTGCTGTATGAGCAATGGAACTTTTACCAAGACCAGGATCTGTGTAGAGGTAACAAATTACACTTTGCACCAGCAATGTTTTTTCAGGTGTGAAAACTTCAATAGCCATAATTGTTCTCCTATCTACTTCCTGTAAAGCCGCGTTTTTGCTTATATGCTTTGCGGTCATAAGTAGGGATATTTGTTTCCCGCAGTTTTATAGCGAGCTGCTTTCTGCGTTGGAAATCGATTTCTTGCATAAGAGAAGCGAAAACCTTTGGTTCCTTAGCTTTAAATTGCTCAACATTAAGCGGCTTTTTAACTCCGTCTTTAACTTTGTAAAGAACTGAGCCATTAGCATTAGATGCGTACACTTGCCAGCCAATGCGAACAGAGTAGAGGCCCTTATCATCACGGCCTAAAAATGACTTGTAGCCGTCAGGGTGCTTTTTGAAATTAGTCATCTTTAAGCCTCCACCAACTTGTTACGTTCGATGAAGCCTTTTAGAAGGCCATTAATGTTTCGGATGTCTTCAAATTCGGTGAAATCGTTATATGACTTACCATTAACATCAGTGATTTCATTTACTGTGAGTTGGGTAATATCAACAGAGGTAAATTCAGAACCCGGAACGCCGTAACTGTCAGGATGAGCTTCAAAATCGAAGCTAACGTTTAAACGGAAGCTATCTAATTTGATGACAGCAACGCCAGAATGTTTACCTGTGATTTTCGCGGTTAAAACACCGTAAGTACTTGGTTGAGTCTTAGGGGTAAAAAGAGAAGGAGCTTCTTTTGTTTGGAAAGCTGGTTGCAATTGGCAAGTAACTAAAGAACCACCAGAGATTGCAAGAGCAGCCATGCTGACAAATGCAAATGAGTTGAATGAGTTAACTTTTACGTTCATAATTGATCTCGCAGTTTGCAAAAGCACATCGGACCTGGGGAGGGGCGGTGTGCTTTTTTATAGTCTACGAGGTAAAGATTACTTTACAAAATTAAATATGTAAAGTGAGATTTACAAAATAATGTAAACTATACTAAACATTTCTTTTTAATAAAAAAGAAAACCCACCGTGGTGGTGGGCTTAAAAATTGTTGTCAGAACTATCTTAATTAATCAGATTCTCGAACTCGATCTGAAATATCCATTCCCAACTTTTGTATTTGTATGAAATTTGAAATGAAATACAAAATACCAAGAATATTTAAGAATAAAGTTGCACAAGCAAGATCAAGTGTTATTTTTATTTTCCAGATGATCTTAACATAGTTTAAATCAGGATAAATCTGATAGATTAAATAAATGAAAGATATAATGAAAAAATATGCTAAATAAGAATTTCTAACATCTAATATATTAGACTTAATTGCTTTGTAAATTGAATCATTTTTTACTTTATCAGGATTAAGGGTGCATAAAACACCCATTCCAATAGAAAACATTATACCTGATACGGTATAAATAGTATTTAAAAATGAAGGATTAGGAACTTTTGAAGTAGCAGAGGCTACGGCAACAGAAATCACCAAAAATAGCGAAACATTACCCAGTAGCTTGTTTACGTTCATTTTCTAACTCTCTAATAAATCTATTCATCTCTTGTGATAGCTGAGCCTCATTTAGAAGATTTGAATCTGTAGTTTCTATTGTAACTTCTTTTACTCTTAATATTTTCTTCCCCTTGATAATTCTTTTATTTCCTCTAGTCATGAACTCAAAATTATCTAAGTCTGATACGGGTTTCAAAAGTGCTCCAAATGCTCTTTTAATTTGCTCATCGTCATCTTTTTTAGGCTTTTTAAATTCGATCACCAATTTTGCTGATATCATTTGCTCTAACTGATGGTCAGATATATCTTTTGTGTCATTTAAAGCCTGTTTAACAAGGTCTATAGCTGCTTTCCCAATATTAAACGTCTTACCAAATGTAGGTTTTCCTGCAGTAGAGGCTATATTTCCTCCAGTTACTGGATCTCGAACAACAATATCTTTAATATTCGATAACTCTGGCATAGCATCTTCTGCTACCAATGGATTTAATTCATAAAGATCATTAAGTAGCCAATTAAGATAGGTTTGCAAGCGAGTAATTGTTAAATTTCCAGGCATGTTCGTTATCAAAAAATTATTATTTACAGCAAAATAGTAGTGATTTTTATAAATTGCCTCCGCATTTACTATACTATTATTTAACTCAGAAATCGTAAAATTAGGTTTAGAAAATAATGTACCATCTATATGGTGGACATTATTACCCAAGGCCACTCTCAACATAGTGCAAAAGAGAGGATCTCCTACAGAGCTATTCTTTGCAAAGTCTGATATTAAATCTTCTTCTTTTTGTGGATCTTCTGCATTCAAGAGCATACGTCTATCATTTACAGCTATAGATGTTTGTAGCTTAGTTCTAAGCTTATCTCCTAAATCAGATTGTTTTTTGTTTATGTCTGAATTGATTATTTCAAATGCACGTAATTTAGCTATAGCCATTATATTTCTCCAAAATTTACCCCCGAAAAATATTAGTAAGCGCCGTAACGGGTCACGGTTTTTATCAATTTGGTCTAGATCTTCTTTTTGCTCTGTATGTATATCGCATGCAGTCAACCACTTGACCTACAAAATAACAATGCTCATCCAAAGGAATGATATTTGGTTCAAATTTAGGATTTAGAGCCTGTAGATAACGAGAGCCATCTGTCTCGATAACAAGTTTTTTAAAAGTTGCATCCTCAAATCTTCGGACTACGACCATATCGCCAGATTGCATGTCACTATAGTAAACATCTGGGTCAACAAGAATGTAATCACCCTCTAGAAAGTCAGGTTGATTACTAACGCCTTGAACTTTTAGATAAAAACAATTAGTGCATTCCTCTGGTAAAGGAAGCCACTCTTCAACTTGAGATAGATCCACTGATTGCACATTAGTAAAGGTTCCAGCCTGAACCCATGAAAGAACAGGTGCCAATGTTGCTACTTTCTTGGAGACATTATTATCAATTTTTGTAGCATCCATTTTGTTACTTTGACCAGCAAGCCAATCTTTAGAAACCCCTAAAAACTCGGCTGCTTTTACTAAATTTGAGCCTTCAAGTTCTTGTGTTGGCCCATTTACCCATAGCCCGACATTAGCTCTACTAACGCCTGCAAATCTAGCTAAATCAGTATTCTTGAATCTTTTACCTGTTTCAGATTCATAGTGTTTTATAGCTAAAGACATTCGCTCTTGTAGAGTGCTCATAGTGTAAATCTCATGGCTATTGCCATATGCAAAATGTAAAGAAATCTTAACTTTTCATTTGCAAAGCTTGCTAAACATTTGTTCGTAAAGTAGACTTGACAATGTAAAGTTAAAGTTAGGAATTAATATGCGAATTGAGATGAAAACATCAGATGTTTTGGCTCGGTTCAATGCGCCAAAAATCGCAAAAATCTTAAAAATTAGCCGTCAAGCAGTTTACCAGTGGGGTGAATTTGTGCCTGAAGCTGCTGCTTTTAAGCTACTTGAACAAGAACCAACACTACCATTTAAGAGAGTCTCATGAGCCTTGAAAAAGAAGATCTTCGTTTGAAGATGCTCCCTGACATGATGGAGCGTTTGAGATTGATCTCGGATGTCCGAGGTAAAGATTATGCGCATCAAGCTGTAATCCTCTTAGAGAAAGCCATTATGGGTGAATATCATGAGGTTAGCTTAATGCTTGAAAGAGCTGAAAAAAATAGGAAGAAAAGGGAGCGTTTGGGATTACTAGGGAAGATTGGGGTAAACCCAGAATCCCAAATTCTAGAAATTAAAAAAGCCTGATGGTCGAGATCAGGCTTCTAGGCATTCAATTGAGGTGAATCAAATGAACACAAATAATTTATCAGAACAACCAAGCGAACTCAACTCAGAAGAATTTGTAGTTGGTGACATGGTGGTTGTTAATGAACTGGAGCATCAAGAAATTTTTGAAGTGTTTGGCTTTTATTACAGCACACCTAAACGACTTTTTGTTAAGTCAGCATGCGGGAAGCAGTTAGCTCTACCTATTCAATTGTTTAGGTCTGCATCAATTGCTGAGTTGGAAGCTAAACGCCGATTAACCCCAGAAGAATTAGCACGGGCGGAGGTGTCATGAATCAACAATTAATACACCTTCCTGAACATAAGCAGAGAGAAGGTATCCAGTCATGGTATGAGCCGGCACTTACTCTCCTAAACAAAATGCTTGAACGAAACAAAGCAAATCTCCGTAAGCGTGGATACAACGAAAACAATGCAGCAATTACACGTGAAGAGTTTAGACAAGAACTTGCTCGACATGTCCGCATTACTTTGTATTTGGCTGGAGAAATTGAAACGAGTTTATATAAGGCTCAAAAGATTGAATACATGGGTGGATATGTAAAGCCCAAGGCTGGTGAGTAATGAGTCTAGATGCCACCAAATGGGCTTGGGAAGTCCAGTTCAGTGATCGTAAGGGCGGCAGTCTAAAGCCGCTTAAACGACTCGTCTTATTGTCATTAGCCGATCGTGCTGGTGAAGAACATACATGCTATCCGAGTGTTAAACGCTTAGAAGATGACACCAATCTTGACCGAAAAACGGTAATGAAGATTATTGCTGAACTAATTGAAGATGGTCTTATCGCCGATACGGGTGAACGCACGGGTAAAACCAAACAAGTAAAAATCTATAAATTAATTGGTGTGTTGGGACGTGAAAATAAAAGGGTCCCAACAACGGGATACTTACCGCAGGAAAGTACCGATTTAAAGGGTACCAATGTTGGAACAGTACCAACAACGGAACAGTACCATTGTTCCGAGGAAAGAGTACCAACAATCCCATTAAACAGTACCAACGTTGGGACACGGAATCTACCAAAGAATCTATCAGAAGAATCTAAAAATAAAAAAACATGGTTGAGTTTGAAAAAACTTCGTGAAGAAATTCTTTTGGCAACTGATCAGGAAACTTACGAGCAGATCAAAAACGCGACTTGGTTCGATCGAGAGTTAAGAGCATTTGAACTCTACAACGCTGAGAAGAATCTTTGTGATGAACTCATGAATTACCACTTTGCAGATTGGTTAATCAACGCATGTGGCAAATACCAAGCACGTGAACAATCTAAAAAACCAAATTCTGGAACACAGGTTCGAGTCCCGCAGGGAGAATCAAACATTCTTAGTTCAAAACAGATTTACTCATTTGCTCAAAAACTTTCTGTTCATCCAGAGTTTGCAAGCAAATACGCCGAAGGCAATGAGAGCTATGAACAACTTGCAGCACGTATCGCAGTAAAACTTAGCGATCCAGATCAGGCCAAACAATGGGAACCATATCTTAAGCAAGTCGGGTTCAAAGGCTCATTGCAGGGGGCAGCATGACATCAATGAGCCTTGCTGATTACCGAAAGTTATTTCCGATAAAGAAAAATAAAAAGCGGCGTTCAGCAAAGCAAGTTGCCAGACAACCAAGTGTGGGTGAAATGGTTCTGGCAACGCATTTAAGAGCATGCAAGATTGGTTTTGAACAGGAATATAAGTTCCATCCTGATCGTAAATGGAGAGCAGATTTTTTAATAACGGGTACAAAGATTTTGATTGAGGTAGAAGGCGGGATCTGGAGCGGAGGCCGTCACACAAGAGGCAAGGGCTATTTAGGGGATATGGAGAAATACAACTCCGTAGCAATGATGGGTTTTACAGTTTTACGGTTCAGTACAGAGCAAGTTAAGTCCGGTATGGCATTAAAGCAAATTGAATTATTAATTAAGGGTAAATAGGAAGGCGATTATGTTAGTTGAAAAGTTTGATTTTATTGAGTTACTTCGCCTTGCTATTGCTCAAGGCAAAGCAGAAGGTAAGAAAATTTCAAAAGATGTAGTTTTAGGTGAATTAGCGCTGTTATCTCCAGCTGCAAAGCTTTGGGCTACAGTACTAGTTGAGAAGGTTGATTTTGAGCGAATCGCAATTATTACCCCAGCACAAAAACAGACTGAAACTTTTTACAGTAAGTATGACTTTAATTTTCAAACCGAACGCCGTATTGAAGATATTCCGGGTAAGGTTGAGTTTGTTCGTGGTGAGATTAAATCAGGTAATTTTTTCCGAGCACGTAACAAACTAGCGGTTAAAATTCATCAAGAGATGGTTAAGAAAAAATTTACCCCTACTAATGCCCAAGGTGATCTTACTAATCTGGCAAAAGGAATTGCTGAGGTTGTTTTACGTGGCCATGTTTTTGTTAAAGCAATGTGTAGCGCATGTCAGGGTATTGGCAAAATCGAATTGTTTAATTCAATGGGCTATTCTGATGGATCTAAATTTTGTGAAAAGTGCAATGGTACAGGTAAAAGACCATACACTTTGAATGAGAAAATGCAACTAGCAGGAATTAATGCTACTAAAACTGCCTATATTAAAAGCTATCAAAAGTTTGAGCTGTTCGGGGAATCAATTGTCGCGCAGTGGGAAAATGAAATTAGATCGCGTATTTCTCGCTCATTCCGTTTTGAACTTCCTGACAATAAAGAATCTTGTGCTTGACAGTTGGGTATACACTTGAGTATAAAGATTTCTAAAATGGGCGAAATGTAAAGTAATCGCCAGTAAGAAATTAAGAGCTCTCCAATCGGTGAGCTTTTTTTGTATTTGATATTACTTTTAATGTAACTAGTTTTTAATTTTCTTGATTCATAAAAAATAATTTTTTATAAAATTTTTAAAACAAGACTAATTTGGGATGAAATTTTGGCTACTTATATTCCTGACCCAGAACAAGAGGAGGAGTCTTTGATTACAGCAAAGATTGAGTCAGAGATAGAAAAATTAAAAAAAAGAATGGATGAATACATGTTCGTGTATGTAAATGATGAAAAGAATATAAATTATAAGGTTCAGATAGAATCTTCAATGAAAAGCTGATCTTCTAGTTATATTCTGCCTTCGGACAAGATTTATTTAGTTTCTCTAAGCATTGATTTAGGCGGGGCATTAAATTTTATGTGCTAAGATTACCTGAATAAATTTTGGGTTACAAAAATGAATATCTGTGTTGGTGGTGAGTTAGACGGCCAGAAGATTGAAAAAGAAGGTCGTTTGTTAAAAGCTTCTGAAATCGACCCAACATTCACAACTGAGTACTACAAGCAGGTTTTTAACCGCGACAACATCAATTATCATTTTTGGCTTCCAATAGGATCCAACTTGCACGAAATGTCTGAGCGAGTTTTGGATATTTTAAGAGCACCTAAAAAATAAGCATAAAGTATATTGTAAATACATATTTTAATTTGTATGATGTATCACAAATACTGCGCTGAAAGTTTTTGTTTTTGTGACCCGGTTCTATTTAGAAGCGGGTTTTTTTATTTATAATTAGATTTCATTAGAATAAATTAGAAAAGAAGTTTTATGGAACGGGGAATCCTTTTAGAAAAATCATTAAATATGATTTTGGAACTTAAAGAAGAGATCAGAAATAGTACAGTAATCGATTGTGGGCCACGATTAGATTTGGTTGAGCAATGTATTTATATTTCATTTGAACATGGAATTGGGGTTAACACCTTATTAACATTAGACATGCCAATTCAAGCAATGGTTTTATCTCGTGCTCAGTTCGAGTCTGCCGTAAGAGCCTATTGGTTATTGTTTTGTGCATCTAATTTTCAAATTTCAAAATTAAGTTTTGGCTATACTTTTGAAGAGCAGTTTGTCAAAGATACATGCCCATCCTTAAGTGAAATGTTAGAAATGCTTCATAAAGCTGATTTGCCAGCTAAACCTGTAATTAATATGTTTGTTGAGTTTAAAAAGTATCATCTCAACCAACTAAATTCATTTGTCCATACAGGTAAACATTCTTTTACTCGTGATGTAATGGGTTTCGATGTAAATCTAGTTCTGACTTTGATAAGACAATCTAATAATTTAATTACAGCATCTGCACAAATTATGTTGGCACATACAGTTCCAGATAAACAAAAATTCATCCATTTATTGATTAAAAAGTATCGCGAATGCTTTTATTTGCAAGAAGATGTCGATTCAATTTTGAAATCAAAGTTGGAAAATTATTTTAATTAACTTTTAATTTGCCGGACGGATTACGGCGCAAACGGCCCCGCTACATACTAGTTATTGGCGGGGGTATTCCTTTTATAAACAATGGTAAATAATTTTATAACCATATATTATTTCATTATTTTTTATTGATAAAATATATATTAAACATCAAAAGTTATTTAAAGAAACATTTATGAAAAATGGTATTTGCAAATTATGCGATCTAGAAAAAGAATTAAAGCGATCTCATGTTATTGGTAGAGCAGTTTTCAAAAAGGCCTTAAAAGGTGCAAATCATGCTTTGAGATTTGATAGACAGCATAATAAAGTTGTCAAAGATCAAGATCAGTGGGCCACATATATGTTATGTGGGGAATGTGAACAAAAATTAAATAAGAAGTATGAAGAGTATTCTTTAAATGTTTTAAGAAACAGAATGAAATCAGTAAAACATAAAAAAAGAGATTATCATTATGAAATTCAAGGGGTTGATCAAAAAAAACTTATTTTGTATTTGTTGTCTATTATGTGGAGAGGTATTGAATCTAACCATGAAATTTTTAAGAAATTAAAAATTTTTGATGAATCTCCCGTAGCCAAAAATTTTTTAAAGGAAAGTGTTAAGAACGAGCAGGTTTTTTTAACAGAATGTTTTGATATCAGAATTTCAAAATTAGTAAGTTTGATCGCACCATTTAGTGAGATGGAGCTAGATTTTATAACGGATATTTATTGTAATATTGATGAAATGCAGCGAATTCGTTTTTTAACCATTTTTGAGGGTTACTGTTTTGAATTTTTTTTCTTAACAGATAAATCACAGTTTCTTACAGGATTAGGCGTACTTAAGAAAAAGAAAAGTATTCTTAAAATGCCATATATTGATATTTTTTCCATTCCTGAATTTCAAAAAAGTCTTTCAGAAATGATTGAGAGTCAAAAGCAACATTAAGTTGAGAATGTGTTGAAAGCATTATGTAACTATTTTTTTACTTAAGTTATGCATTTCAAAGTCCCAATTAGGGGCTTTTTTAATGGGTGAAATAAATGGACGGTAAAGATTATTATTGGCTTACAAGAAAAAAAGAACCTAAAACCAAGCCTAAATCCAGACCGCTACCTAAAGCTACCCAAAAGTACTTAGAAGCTGAAGAAGAATTTACTGAAGCTTTAGACAATCTGGAAATTAAATACGAAAAGAAATTCCAGTTTAAATCAACAAAGCATTGGCGTTTTGATTTTCATTTAATCGAACATCGAATTTTAGTGGAAATTGCTGGCGGCCCTTGGTCGGGTGGACGTAAAGGTAAGCTTAAAAACAAAGCTTGGAGTCTTGATCGTTACGATGTGGCTGAAGAGATGGGCTACACAGTAGTTCGCATAGAGACGGCTTCAAGATGCCGCATTGATGAGTCAGGACCTTTGCAGTTACGGACAGAACTCGCTAGTCAGTGGCTAAAAAATTTAAAGAGGCAAATATTTAATGGATCAGATCAGACCATTTCCTCCAACTGATTTTATGGATCAGGCCGAAGAAGAGGAATCAATTCGTATAGTACCTGCGCCTGATTTAAAAAACTGGGTATTTGCTAATTTTCTTACGCTTGGTGGACCTTTACATAATCCAGATCACGACCATATCGCTGAGATGCTTCATGACAATGAGGGGTTTTTGGCTTTTGCATGGGCTTCTACTGCTTATACGAGAGCTAAGCGTATGGTGCTCGGACAATGTGAAAAGGTTATGTTTCAACAAGGCGGCTGGAAGAAAGCCCGACAAGAGCAGCAAATGCGTGATTGGTTCGGATTCGTTCCAGTTTACTTAATCACAATCGATGCAAGCTTTTGTGAAAAGGCAAACGATAGCGAGTTCTGTGCTTTGCTTGAACATGAGCTTTATCACATCGGTGTAGAACGAGACTCGGATGGTGAGATTATTTACAGTGATCATACAGGCTTACCAAAGCATTATTTAGCTGGTCACGATGTGGAAGAGTTTATCGGTGTTGTTAAACGATGGGGTGCAAATGAAAACGTTAAGCGGCTTATTGAAGTCGCTAAAACCCCGCCGTTTGTTTCTGATTTAGATATTTCGAAATGTTGTGGAAACTGCGTAATTACCTGAGCCTTGAGGCTCTTTTTTTTGGCTATTTAGGTTGACGTAGGTTGACAGGATTGAGGATATGGCGGCTCTAAAAAAAGAGGGAAAACTCTTTATAGTTCGCTCACTTGCCGTATTTAATACACCCACAGAAACTGCTGAGCTCGTCAACCAAGAATACGGGATAAAAGTTACTAAACAGCAGTGTGAGAAATACGACCCGACCAAACGGGCAGGCGAGAATCTGAGCGAAGAATTAAGAAAAGATTTTGAAAAGACTCGCGAAATGTTTTTGGGTAAGCCTGAGGCAATCCCTATTGCAAATTTAGCGGTGCGTTTACAGCGCTACGAAAGCCAATATCAAAAGCACAGTAGAAACCGTGTAGCAGCTTTAAGCATTCTTAAGCAAGCTGCTGAAGACATAGGCGGCAAGTACACGAATAAGACTGAAATTACAGGCGCTGGTGGTGGTCCATTACAAAGCGAAAATATTACCTATGTGACTGCTACCGATGAGCAGGTAAGGCAGGCGATAGATGAACTCGAGAACGAATATTGATCGTGTTAAAGCCAAAGCTAAACGGATTAAATGTGAGAAAGAACATTTATTTTTTACGCGTGCTTTCTTCTTGCCACGTATGGGTTTTAAGTTTTCGGTCAATTGGCATCATGAATATATTGCCGACAAGATTGACGAGGTAATCGCTGGAAAGGTTAAGAACCTAGTTATTAACGTTCCACCCGGAAGCGGTAAAACTGAATTACTCACAAACCTTATTGCCCGTGGTATAGCGCGTAATGCACGTTCGCGCTTCCTGTATTTGTCTTTCTCGCAGTCACTTGTAGAGGATGTATCAGCAACAGCGAGGAATATTGTTAAGTCGGATGACTTTCAGAATTTATGGCCTGTAAAGATCTCTACCAGTACGGACGCTAAGTCTAGTTGGAAAACCACAGTCGATGGATATGACGCAGGTCATGTTTATTCTGCTTCGATGGGTGGGCAGGTCACCGGTCGCCGTGCTGGTACATTAGCCAATGAGGGCTTTACCGGTGCCATTATTCTTGATGACCCATTAAAGCCTGAGGATGCATTTAGCCAAACAGCTAGACGTAAAGCTAACCGAAAGATCCTAAACACGGTCAACTCTCGTAAAGCTAAATCTGACACGCCCATCATTCTGATCATGCAGCGTTTGCATGTTGAAGATCCGACTAACTTTGTGTTGACTGGTAATGTGCCTGGTGAGTGGGAACAAATCAGTATTCCCGCTCTTATCGATGATGAGTACATCAGTAAGTTGCCTGAAAAAATACAGAGAAAAATTCCACGTGATGTTGAGCGAGATGCGAAAGGCCGTCAAAGTTATTGGCCATTAAAAGAATCATTGCAATCGCTATTGCAACTCGAACAAGGCGGACAGGATAAAGACGGCGCTACGGTATCGCGTTATACGTTTGCAAGCCAATACCAACAGGCACCTAAAAAGCTCGGTGGTGATCTTGTTAAGGCTGAATGGTTCCCACGCTATCTAGAGCTACCTGTTCTTAAATGGCGAGCTGTATGGGCCGATACTGCTCAGAAGGTCAAAAAGCATAATGACTTCTCGGTGTTCTTATGTGCTGGTCTTGGCTATGACAATAACCTTTACATCATTGATGTGAAACGCGGGAAATGGGAAGCACCTGAGCTATTAAAAGAGGCTAAAGCTTTTATTAATAAGCATAAGGATGGCAACACCAAGATCGGCAAACTTCGCTATATGGCCGTAGAGGATAAGGCTAGTGGTACCGGATTAATTCAATCTATTTCTAGGGAAACTACATTACCTATTCGGGCAATTCAGCGGGATGAGGACAAATTGTCACGGACAATGGACGTCATTCTTTATGTTGAAGATCAGCGCGTTTGGTTACCAGCTAATGCACCGTGGCTATTGAATTACATTGAAGAGATTGAAGGCCTTACTGCTGATTGGTCACATGATCATGACGACCAGTGGGACCCGACCATTGATGCAATTAATGATTCATTAGCCAAAAAGCCAACTGTATTTGATTAGAGGAAATTATGGCTGAAACTAAAAAGCCCGATGCAATTGGCGATGCAGGGGCGTATACAAACTTTGTCTCAAATATTGGTACCGAACGTGACAAAGCTTCACACGGTTCTTTCGTTAAGAAAGTAATTCCTGATGAGCAATTAGAAGCCGTGTATCAACACTGGTTGGCTAAGCGCATCGTAAACCGTCCAGCAAGTGACATGCTCCGAGCTGGTTGGTTCTATGAAGGGATACAAGACAACGATTTATTGAAGCTTAAAGAGGCGTGTAAGGCATTTAACTTAGATGGGGTGCTCTTATCTAGTTTAGTACTTTCTCGCTTATATGGTGTTTGCTATGTGCTTCTAGGGACTGTAGACGGCGGTGACTTAGATCAACCATTTGATTTAAACAAGTTAGGCGTGGGTCGTTTAGAGTTTTTCACGGTGCTTAAGAAAAAGTACATTGAAGCTGATACCAGTAAATACTTATCGCCTAAGGAGGCAGGTGGACTTTTAAAGCAGCCTGAATTTTATAAGCTAAAGCTTGACGGAAAATCTACGCAAAGGATCCACCATACACGCTTATATAAGTTTGGCCATGCCGATGTAGTTAATGAAGAACCTGTAAGTGTTTTGCAGGAAGTTTATGAAGATCTGCTTGATCATGCCGCCGTTAAGAAAGCCTCAGCAAGTCTTGTGCATGAATCAAAAATTGACGTGATTAGAACTCCCCACTTGGTCGATAAGATCAAAGAGGACATGAAATCCGTAGCTGAACGTTTTCTTAGTGTCGGATTGCTTAAAGGCTTAAACGGCATGATCGTTTTAGATAAAGAGGAAGAGTATGACTCTAAATCTTATAGCTTTGGCGGTCTGCCTGATCTAATGCGTGAGTATTCGATTCAAACTTCTGGTGCTGCTGATATGCCATATACGATTTTATTTGGGCAATCACCTGCAGGCATGAACGCAACTGGCGAGCATGACACACGTAACTATTACGACAGTATCGCAACTAAGCAAATATGGTCCTTAAAGCCATTCATGATGAAGCTTTTAAGAGTAATTGTTCAAGCTACATTTGGTCGTCAGATTCCAAGTTTAGATGTTGTGTTTAACCCGTTATGGCAATTAGACGCTAAGGTGCGTTCTGAGGTTGAGAAAGCTAACGCTGAACGGGATTCCAAGTATTTAGAAATGGGCATCATTACCGAGCCACAGATAGCAAAACAGCTTGTTATTGACGGTGTTTATTCAGTGATCGATGAAGCTCATATCAAAGAGCTTGAGACAATGGTGAAGCTTAATGACAACGATAATTCAGATCTTGAAACCACACCTCCAGCAGGCGAAGAAACGTAAAAAAGGTCGTAAAGCTTCTAAGCCGAGGGCCGTACACGTAAATCGCCGTGTTGAGCTTTATTACACTCGGCAATTACTGGCTATTTCAAAATACTGTCAGGAACAAACTAAAGAGTTAGTTATTCCTACAGTTGGCCAGAATATCGGTGATGCTTGGTTTTCTGACATGATGACGGCGTTTAGGGAAAAGCTCACGAAGTATGTTGTTGAGGTTTCGCGACCGTTAGCCACAAAGGTCGTGACTGACACCCAAAAGGAAGTGGACAAGCAAATTGCAGAGCACACCAAAACAATTATTGGTGTGGATCTTACGCCGTTCTATCGAGCTGCTGATATTCAGGATGAGGTAGATCTAAACATTACGGCTAATGTCAGTTTGATTAAGTCCATTCCACAGCAATATGCCGATAAGCTTGAAGTATTAATTACTAATGCTTTGCAGACTGGACAAACCAATGAAGAGTTGGCCAAAGCTATTAAGCAATTAGGGTTATCTACTGATTATCGTGCACGTCTTATTGCTAGTGATCAGATGGGCAAGATTAACGGCCAAATTAACCAAGCTCGACAGCTTTCGATGGGTGTTGAGACATACACATGGCAAACGGCGAAAGATGAGCGTGTACGCCCAGATCATCAACATAAACAGGGTAAGACATTTAGATGGGATTCACCGCCAGACGGTGGACATCCCGGTCAGCCTATCCGATGTCGTTGCACGGCATTGCCTAATTATGAGGATATCTTGATTTAGTTGTAATATTTAAAATTATCTATATGATTTATTTAGTTAATTAAGAGTTTAGTTATTATGACTGAAGATAAAAAAGAAACTAATGAGAAATATTCCGAACTCAAAGCTGTATACAAACTAGCAATTGATACAAGAAATTTTGAAATCCATCAGCTAATTAATAGAAATAATTTTTTTATGTTATTTCAAGGTGTATTACTTGCTGCGGTTTTTAGTAATCAAGCTAGCAAACCCTTTGTTGAATTTGTAATTTGTTTCGCTGGAATATTTATTTCGTGGCATCAAATTGGGGTAGCAGCAGGCGCTAAATATTGGCAAGAATGGTGGGAACTGAAAACTAGTGAAATTGAAGATCAATTAAAAAGTGCCATTGGAGCTGATAATTTTATTTCTCTCTTCGACCTTGATCATGAAGGAAATCATAAGGAGCAAAGTAATAAAGTAATAGCCAAGATTAATAAACATTCGGGTTTTATCGACTCAATAATCAATATGCTGATACTAAGAAAATACTCTGTTAGTCGAGTACCTATCAGAAGCGGGCTTGTTTTAATGATAACTTGGATTGTTTTATTTCTTAATACGATAGATTGGAGTGTTATTAGTACTTCAATAGATTTAAGTCAACTTATAGATGGTCATTTTTTTGAAAAGACTCCTAGCCAAAGATAAGTAACCATTTAAAAAATATTTAAACCCACCATTTGGTGGGTTTTTTATTGAGCGCAATTTATGAAAACCATTTACCAATTCAAAATTGGTGACTTTGCGCCAAGTGAATCGACACGCTCATTTACTAAAGAAGGGTATCTGAAATGCGTAAATGTTCGCTTAGCTAAAGCGCCTCAAGTACGACAGTACTATGCGTATGAGTTTCCTTCACTGGAAGGTTATACCGCAGATCAAATCATTAATGTCTACACGCCTGCAGAAGAGCTTTTCAAGCCTGAGACTATAAAAAGTTTTAACGGTGTAGACGTCACGGATTATCACCCACCAAAGAATGAAATTAATGCCTCTAATTGGAAGGATTATCACATTGGCTACTGCGAGAACGTCAGACAGGAAGGCGATTATCTGGTGGGTGATTTGCTCATTAAAGACAAGGTCAGCATTGACCTAATTCAAAGTAATGAACGATTAGAAATGTCGCTTGGCTATGGAGCCTTATTAATCGTTGAGCAGGGTACGGCGCCAGATGGTACGCCGTATCAAGCGAAATTTATCAATTTTATAGGCAATCACGTAGCGCTCGTTAAATATGGCCGTTGTGGTGGTGATTGCCGCATCGGTGACAAACAACAAACTCCACATAAGGGGAATATATCAATGGAAGTAATTGTAAATGGTGTGCGCTATAACATTGGCGACAACACGCCTTTAGCGGATGCATTAAAAATCCAGCAAGAGCAGCTGGACAATTTAAAGTCGGCAAAGCTCAAAGTTGGTGATAAGCAATTTTCTATCGGTGATGAGCTTGGAGCAATTCAAGCAGTTGTAGATCAGTTGCATGCCGAAAAAACTGCTCTTGAGCAAAAAGTAGGTGATCTGGAAAAGAACCAGATGACGCCTGAAAAACTTGAACAAGCTGCTGCCGAACGTGCTGCTGTTATTGCCGATGCTAAGGCATTGGTACCAACAGTTAAAACTGAAGGTTGCACATGTGAGCAAATCAAGCGTGACGTTATTGCTGCAAAAGCTGGTGATGCTTTAGTAACTGCTTTGATGGGTAACGTGTCGGTAGGCGATGCAAAGCCTGAGCAGATCGACACAACTTTCCGTGCACTCTGTGCTGTGAAGGGTACTCAACCTTCTAACCCTGTAGGTGATGCACTTCACCAGCAACAGCAAGTAAAAACTGGCGATGGTAAACCAGTAGATGGGGAGCCTAAAACCAACAACAAAAAAGAAGCTTGGAAACAAAGTTTCTAATTAACTGGAGAACTTCAAATGTCTTTAACCCCTCAAGCTATTCCGGGTATGCGTGCTCGCCTGCACATGCCCGAAGAAATTTTATCTTTGCCAGTTGCTGGTATAGGCGTAGTTAGTGATGGCGAAGTGGTGGTCCAATCTGCTGATGGAAAAACAGTTAGCGCGGTAACTGGTGCAACTAATACAAAGTTTGGTGTAGTGGTTTTTCAGCACGTGGGTAAATCTGGAAAAAATGCCTTAGGTAAAGAAGCGTATCAAGCTAAGGACTGTGCACCTGTAATGCAAATCGGTTCTATCTGGGTGAAGCCTTCAGCTCCAGTGATCGATATCAATGCGAAGGTTTATGTACGTACTTCGAACCCTACTGCCCAAGCGCCACTTGGTTCACTTTCTTCTTCAGCATTAGATTCTACGGAACTACCTAATGCCTCTTGGGAAACCATCACTGGTCCTGATGGATTAGCTATTCTTCGTTTACGTGGAGCATAATCAATGTCAAAACAATTAGAACAAATGAAAATCCGCCTATCAGCAGTTGCACATGGGGTGCAAATCGCTGTAGGGGATGCATTTAATTTAGATAACTTTGCCAAGTTATTATTAAAGCTTGAATCAATCGATGAAATGACACCGCAACTTGCTGAAGCCCAAGCTTATGCAAAGTACCTACCGATTGAAGGATTGGAAGGTGCAGTTATAGGTTCGGCTAGTGTCTTGCAACGTAAGAGAGGCGTAGGACGTGGTAAGCGCTTCTCAGGTCAAGGCAATGATGTGCCATTAGCAGAAGTTGTTTACGATGAAGTAAAACTCACTGTACAGCCTGGTGTTATTGGTTATGAAATCAGTATTTTTGATGCTGCAGCTGCCTTAAAAGCAGGTATCCAGTTAACGACTGACAAAGTTGCAGCAGCTCGATTGGCCTATGAAAATCACATGAGTGATGTCGCTTGGTTTGGCGAGCCTGAAACTGGTTTGCTAGGCTTCTATAATCAAACAGGTGTTGAGGTGATTACTTCTACGGTAGATTATACGACTGCTACAGTAGAGGTCATTCTTGCCGATATCAATAAGGCAATTAAAGGTGCTTCTAATGCTTCTAAGTTTGATGGAAGTATTCAACCAGATACTTTTGTGATGCCTGAGAATAAGTTTACTATTCTCGCTAGCCGTATCGTTCCGGATTCAGCGGGTAAAACCTTCCTTGAGTACATTAAGGAAAAGAACACCTTTGCAATGCAAGGTAAAACACTGACATTCACTTCTGAAAGTATGCTTGAAGGTAAAGGTGAAGGTGGTACTGACCGCAGTATTATTTATCGCCGTGATCCGAGCTGTATTACTTTCCGTTGTAATGAACTGGAATTCTTGGCTGCTCAGCCTATCAATTATGTGATGCGTACACCGGGACACTATATGTATGAAGGTGTCTATTTAAAACGTGTCGATTCTCTCCGCTACTACGATGTTGAATAAGGATAACTAAACATGCCAAAAATTACTTACAGCGGCTCTCAGGCCGCTTTTTCTTTTGATGGAATTCAGGTCGGTCAGGGACAAACTGTGCAAGTTAGTGCTGCGGATCTCACACGTATTTCAAAAGGTAAAGCCTTTAAATCACTCGTTGAAAAAGGTGAACTTGAAGTTCAGGAAATTGCGGAAGATGAGCCAAAAACAGCGGGTAAAACTGGTGGTCGTGGCGGTAAAGGCGGCAAGCAAAACGATGCAGCAGGTGAGCAGCAAAAGCCAACTGATGAAGACGCTTTGGCCGCCGTGAAGGCTGAATTAACAGCGCTTGAAGTAACGTTCAGTGATGATGAAACACTTGAGCAGTTACAAGCTAAGTTAGCTCAGGCTAAAGAATAAGGTGAGTCTATGGACGTACAAACGTTTCGTGAAAAGTTCTCGACTGATTCGAGTTTAATGTCTTTGCCAGATGCAAAAATTCAGGATGCTTTAGAAGAAGCGGATCTGATTGTTTCTCAAATTGAGTTCGGGGCATTAAAGGAACGTGCTGTAGGTCTATATGCAGCACATATTCTTAAAGTTGGTACTGTAAGTGGCAATGGTGCTGCTTTTGGTACCGCCTCGAGTATGACAATTGCCGGCCAAAGCGTGAGTTATTCCCGATCATCGAAAGAAGCTTTCTATGATCTCAGCATGTATGGCCAGCGCTATCTTGCGTTAAAAAATTCCATTCCAATCGATGATGAAGGCACAAACCCTAATCGTTTAGGCGTTGGTGCATTTGTCGTATAGGAGAATCCCATGCCTTTTAAATATCAGGCACCAGAAGGTTACAAGCCAAGCAAAATTGTTATTGCCGGGCAAAACCTAGATATCAAAAACGGCGTTTTAGAATCTGATAGTGACATTATCCATATTTTAAAGCCCTTAGGTTTTGAGCGTTATGTTGAAGTGGTTGAGCCAAAGAAATCTGCAGCATCTGCTAAAGAGTAATTAAGCTATGAGCGATTATCGTGTTGATACTCAGGTCAATTTTGATGAGACGAATAATCGCGTTAGGTTTGAAATAAGACGCACGATTAACGCTCTTACTGGTCGGTTGCACCGTACTGTAAATAGAAATCTACTTTCTGGAGATCCATATCTTAAAGCAGATACTGGACGGCTTCATCAATCTACCTTTGGTAAGGTTGAGGAGGGTAAAGACTTTATTGAAGGTACTGTAGGGGCTGGTGGAGCGAACGTCAGATATTTATTTACTCATGAATTTGGACTGCATGGCACCTTAGGTGTGAAAGCGCACCTAAGGACAATTAAACAAGCTTTTGGTAGATCTATATCTCCAAAGCAGGTGGCTATTAAAGCTCATTCAAGAGTTGTCAACTTTAGGGAACGCAGGATGTTGCGAGATGCATTGGATGAGGTCGGCAAGATTGTGCCGAAAAATATTGATGCAGCAATTGAGCGAGGAATAGCAGGTGGATAGCGAAGCAATCTATCAGGCGTTGTTTGAAAGGTTAAGCGCAAGGGTAGAAGGATTGATTACGGTAAGTCGCCGTTTACGTCATTTTAACCATGTAACACCAGAACAGCGTCCAGCCATGTTTATTACACAAGGCAATCAGCAAGAAGTCCCGGTACATGGTTTAGATTCAAAAGTTGAACTAGCTGCTGAGGTTTATCTCTATATTCATGAATCGGACACTACAAAGCCACCATCATCGCAGATGAATATATTCATCGATCGTATACGTGAAGCTATTCAGCCAGACCATCCGGATTTCAGTGAATATCAAACCTTAGGTGGTTTGGTAGAGCACTGCTGGATCGAGGGCACCGTAGAAGTATATGAAGCAGTAGAAAACATGCTTGATGATCAGGCGATTGCAATTATCCCTATCCGGATCCTCACAACCAATTAACAAAACCTTCATTTTATGACCGCCTCCATGGCGGTTTTGTCATTTTAGAGAGGTCAAAATAAATGGCTCAGTATTTATTTGGTGCCGGCAAGATCTTTGCTACACCGATTCAAGATGTATACGGGCAACCGATTAGTAATCCCACACCAGTTGAAGTGGGAGTAATGCAATCCGTTGGTGTGGATATTAGCTATGACTTAAAAGAGCTTTTTGGTCGCGGACAGTTCGCCGTAGATGCTGCACGCGGTAAAGGTACCATCAAATGTAAAGCTTCATTCGGGCGAATTAACGGCACCTTATTAAATTCCATTTTCTTTGGTGGCGTTGTTGCAGAAGGTGGAATCGAAACCGTTTCCCAAACCATTAATGGTGAAGTTATTCCGGCTGGCGGTTCAGTTACTCCGGTTGTTCCTAACAGCGGTACGTTCGTAAAGGATCTAGGCGTAACGGATGCGAAAGCAATCCCGCTTAAACGTGTAGCTTCGGCGCCAGCAACCGGACAATACAGTGTAGATGCGGCAACCGGTGCTTATACATTTGCTGCTGCCGATGCTGGTAAAACGGTATTTATTAACTTCCGTTATTCAGCAATGGTAGCGGGTGCTAAGTCAATCACTGTATCAAACCTAGATATGGGTTATACGCCAGAGTTTGCCGTTGACCTGCAACGTGACTACAAAGGCAAGTTCATGCACATGAATTTCTTCCGTTGCACCAGTAACAAACTTGGATTCAGTTCAAAACAGGACGATTACGATATTCCTGAGTTTGAATTCCAGCCTATGGCTGACGATCTTAACCGTGTTTTCAAAATCGATTTATCGGAGTAATACCAGATGCAATTTAAGCAAGTTGATAACCCACGTGGCTCAACAATTATTATTGATGGTCAGCCATTTGTATTTGCTCCTTTGTCACTTGGTGCGGTTGAAAAGTTATTGCCAGCTCTTCAAGCATTTAAGCCCGATGATGTGGGTACCGTGATTGATGTTGCGTTTAAGTCGCTTAAGCGCAATTACCCGGATATCACACGTGATGATGTTGCTGACATGATTTATATGGATCAACTCACGGAAGTTATGGAAGCTGTAATGTCTGTGTCTGGTCTTAAAGGAAATGAAGACAACGCTGCAGGTGGTTCGGGGGAATAGATTAGGAGGAGCTGTACACGCATTTAGTACTAACGATGGGTAAAGATTACGACTATGTACGTAATGAAATGGATTTACCCAGACTAAGAGCGCTAAGTGCTTATCAGCAAAGTAACCCTCCCGCACATGTTGGAATACAAAGGCTTTGCCGTATTTTGGAAGCATTTATGGGTATTGATGAAACTCCGCCAGCTATTACCGTTTCAGATGATGAGGAGGAAGATATGTTGGAAGTTTTGTCGAATTTTCCGCAGGGTGGTTAAGGCTGCCCTGTTTGCATTATTTGTAAGCGTTGGTTAAAGTTTGTTAATTAAACTTTATAAGGATAAATCAATGGCTTTAACAAATTGTAAAGAGTGTGGGGCACAAGTTAGTACTCAAGCTAAAAATTGTCCAAGTTGTGGAGCAAAAGTTAAAAAACGCTCCTTATTAAAATGGATCTTTCTAGGATTTGTTATTCTATTTATTATTGGCATTATTGCTGGTGGTGGAGAGGGATCTTCTTCATCAAGTAGCACTAGAGAATTGTCACCTAAAGAAGATGCATTAAAAAATACTGTACTTGATTATGACTGGTCAAAAGGTGGTTTTGATAGTGTCATGTTGGTTGATTTTAAAATCAAAAATAATAGTAAATATGACATTAAAGATATCACTGTAGAGTGTGAGCACTATTCTAATAGTAAAACAAAGATCGACAGCAATAGCCGAGTAATTTATGAGATTGTTAAAGCTGGTGAAACTAAAACAGTCAAACAATTTAATATGGGATTTATACATTCCCAAGCTGCATCGTCAGGTTGTGGAATAACTGACTTAGTTGTAATTCAATAAATATTCTTTAGAAAATAACCCCGTCCACACGGGGTTTTTTATTTTTCAAATTTACCTTGCATCGGCAAGGTTTTTTTATGCCTATGAGGTGTGTATGGCAAATAATAACCGTGTCGAGGTGCATGTTGGTGCTAAAACTTCCGAGTTAAAGGAAGGTATGCAAGATGCAGAAAAAATAGTTTCAGATTCCGCCAAGAAGATTGAAAGTACTGGGCATAACATTGATTTTAAGCTTGATCTTTCTAATCTACGGTCAGAGCTAAATGGCTTTGCCTCAAATCTTTCAGATAAGTTCAAGACGGTAGGCAATGATATTAAGAGCTCGCTGACTAATGGTCTATCTTTGGTCCGAGGTGGTTTTTTTCTTGGTATTGGCCAAGAGATTGCTAGAAGTGCAGCGGAAGCGGTTGCAGCAATTCCTGATCTTGTATCTGCAGTGGGTAAGGCTTCAAAAGAGTTAGAGATTCAAGCCCGATTAGCAAACTCGAATACTTTGGAATTTCAAGAATGGGCATTTGCTGCCAAAAAAGTAAACGTGGAGCAGGACAAGCTATCGGACATCATGAAAGATGTAAACGATAAGTTTGGTGACTTCATGCAAACTGGTGGTGGTGAAATGGCCGATTTCTTTGAGAAGATCGCGCCAAAAGTCGGTGTCACTGCCCAACAATTTAAGGGACTATCTGGTCCGCAAATCCTAGAAAAGTATTACCAAACTTTGCAGAAGGCGAATGTTTCACAGGCTGAGATGACTTTCTATATGGAAGCAATCGCAAACGATGCAACTCTATTAGCGCCTTTACTTGATAATAATGGTCAGAAGTTAAAGGAATATGCAAAGCAAGCTCATGATTTAGGTGTAATCATGAGTGAGGATGCAATTTCTGCAACCAAAGAGTTTAATACTGCTTTAGAAACAGTCCAAACAACCTTACAAGGTGTACTTACACGAATTGCTGCTCAAGCAGCCCCAGCCCTTACAGAGTTGGCAAATCAATTTCTAACCTTCGCTGTAGACTCTAAAGATGCCATTGATGATTCGATTAAGTCGATTATTGGAATCTTTGAAAGCCTCTATTCTATTTTAAGTGAGCAATTTACAACTATTGCTGCGATATGGAATGACTTAACAGGAAATATTGGTGATGATGCAAATACGCAGATAAGTTTTATGGATGCAATTTCTGTAGCTTTGCGTGCGTTAGGTGTTATCGTTACAGGCTTTCAGGTAGGCGTGCAATCTGCTTTTGCAATTATTCGTGCCGTTGTAGTTACTGTCTGCCAAGCATTAATCATTGCATTTAATGGCCTTATGGCTGGCTTCGATATGGTTCGTAGCACTATCCAATACGGTTTGGATGTTCTACAAGTTAAGTTTCAAACATTTGGTAGTGTTGTAAATAATATCCTTCACTTCAATTTCTCAGGTGCAAAATCAGCTTGGGAAGGTGGATTATCTCAATTAGGTGGGATTACAGAACGTTATACCAATCAAATGAAAGGGCGAATGGCTGACCTTAAGAACTCTTGGAATACGGGAGCGACAACAGCAGCTAATTCACTTGTCACGGCTGGTAAAAGAATTCTTGATGTTACAACGGTGGGCAATCAGAAGATTACCAATTATGTATTTAAAGATCCGACAAAACCAATTGAGCCGCCTAAACCACCAAAACTTGGTCTAGGATCTGCGCCGCCAAATACAAAGTTAGGTATTGGTACTGGTGAAAAAGATGAGAAAGGCGGTTCTAAATCATCAGCTAAATCTAAGGCTGAGCAGGAAGAAAAAGCGCGCCAGCCCAAAGCAAAAAAAGCCGCTAAAGCACTTGCCGATATTAGGTATAAATATGCATCCGAAGAAAAGAAAGTCGCTTTAGATCTGCAAAAGGCATTAGATGAGATTGACAAATCCAAGATGACAGCTGATGAAAAAGCTGCTGCGAAAGTTAAAGCCGAAAAGGATGCATCCGATAAGATCATTGCTATTCGTTTAAAAGAGTTTGAGGAATACAAAAAAGCTCGTGAAGAACAGATAGACAATTATCAACAGCAAGCACAACGCCTATATGAAATTGAAGCTGCACGTATTCAGGCTGAGTTTGATGCCAAGAAAATTTCAAATGTCCGTAAAGTTCAATTAGAGAAACAGCTTGAAGATCAATTACGTGAAATTAAACGGCAGGGTCTCTTAGAGCGTTTAGCACTTGAGAACGAACAAACAGGAATTACTGGCAAGCAAGGTAATCAAAACCAAATCACAAACAACATTTCTGATTTAGAAACAGATCAGAAAGTTGCAGACACTAAGTCTATGGGCTTAATCAGTGATGCGGAAATGAAAGACTTTGAGTCTAAGTTTGGTGGCTTTACTTCTCGACTAGCTAACCTTTGGGATCAGGGTATTCAGTCCCTTATGAATGGCACCTTGACTTGGAGTAACGCTACTAAAGCAGTGCTTGCTGATATGGGGGCATTTGCCTTGCAAACAGCAACAAAGGAGCTACAAGGCTGGTTAAGAATCCAAGCGATTAAGTTGGCCCGTAAGCTTGGCTTCGTTGGTGCTGAAACGGCGGCAGAAGCTTCTGGCCAAGCTGCTCAAACAGGGGCAACCATTGCAGGTGAAGCAACACGTACCAGCGTTACTGCAGCAGGTGGTTTAGCACGTTTAGGCTTAAAGGCTGCCGAAGCTATCAAAGGCATCATGATGTCTGCATGGGAGGCAATGGCCGGAGCTTTTAAAGCCATGGTTGCAATTCCATATGTTGGTCCAATTCTTGCCGTTGGTGCAGGTGCGGCTGCGTTTGGTTTGGTCGCTGGTCTTGCGGGCAAGATTAAATCTGCTCGAGGAGGTTACGACATTCCATCCGGTGTGAATCCTGTTACTCAACTGCATGAAGATGAAATGGTTCTACCTTCACAACACGCGAATACAATCCGTGAGATGGGAAAAGCCTTGCGTAATGGGGCAAGCTTTGGCGCGGCTGCAGCTGCTGAAGGTGGAGGTGCTGGAGCAACCATTAATATTAGTGCAATTGATGCCAAGAGTATTCAGCGTCTCTTGAAGAGCAATGGCCGTGCAGTTGCTAGTGGTTTGCAAAGTTATGCCCGTGGATTTGGTAAAAACGGTAAATAAGGAGGTGTAAGTGTCAAACGTATTATTTCCAGAATTACCCGGTCTTGAATGGGATACATCTATTACTCCCATGTTTAACACTAAAATCATGACCTCCATTAATGGCCGGGAGCTTCGAGCAAGCTTTCAGGCCTCACCTAAATATGAAATCTCGTTGTCTTACGCATTTTTGCGTGAAAATAAGGGGAGAAGGGAATTGCAGCAACTTCAAGGATTCTATTTAGAGCGCCGTGGGGCATTTGATTCTTTTCTTTATAAGATGCCTGATGATAATGAGTTTAGTTGCACTTTTATTGGTGATGGTACTACTACAACTTTCCAGCTATACAAGGATATGTATACCAGTAAATTGCCATTAGGTAATACCGAAGAGCAGATTATTGGTGAAGCTGATCCGAATATGTGGAATCAAGTACCTGTAAAAACGATGTGGAATTCTGATCCAGAAAAGTTGATGTGGAATAACGCAACTGCTCAGGTAACTAGTGATGGTAAGTATATTCTTTCGCAACCAATAGAAGAGGGTGTAGAGGTAACAATAAAAGGTACTTTCTACTATCGCTGCCGTTTTAAAGATGACACGCAACAATATGTCAACTTTATGCATAAGCTTTGGAAAGCAGGAAATGTTGAATTAATTGGTTCTTTGGGAAATAAGATATGAGACAGGCCTCTCCAAAACTTATAGCCTTATTAGATGCAGATCAGTTCATCATGGCCGATCTGTACACCATCACAACTATTCAGGGCATTGAGTATCGATATACAAGCTATGACGTTCATTTGACAGTGCAGGGCAAAGAGTTTCGAGCAGATGGGCCAATCATTAGCCGAGAAGGGACTAGCCTTTCTTTAGGCATTGAAGTGGATAACTTATCTATCACTATTGAGGCAACTGAAAATACAAAGTTCGGCGTTGTACCAATAGCTCAAGCTTTCCATAACGGAATTTTAGACGGCGCTCGGTTTAAGCTAGAACGAATTTTCATGGATATGAATACTCCTACCGATACTAGTGCCGGCACTTTAGTCTTATTTGAAGGGCGTATTGTTGAGCCTGAGCTTAATCGATATGAAATCAATGCAAGTGTGGTCTCTGATGTTGATAATTTAAAGCTACAAATGCCACGGAATCTATATACACCAGGATGCTTAAACACTCTATTTGATAGTGCATGTGGACTATTAAGTGCGGATTTTGCTGTAAATACGACTATTGGTACCAATAGCACGCCTAACCGCATTCTTTGCGATTTAAGCCAGCCTCAAGGTTGGTTTACGCAAGGTGTTGTGGAGTTTTTAGAAGGTGCAAATATCGGAATTAAACGAACGGTACGCTTGCATGAAGCTGGTTCGCTAATCTTAACTTTGCCACTTTTAAAAATGCCAGAGATAGGTGAGGCGATTCGTGTTTATCCGGGTTGTGACAAACGTCTTGATACATGTACTAATCGTTTTAATAACCGTGCTCGCTTCCGTGGAGCGCCGTTCGTACCCGTCCCTGAAACTTCAATTTAATAAACTTATATTCAATCAAAGCCCTGTAATAAGCAGGGTTTTTTTATTGGAATCTATACTATGGCAAATTTACCTAAAGCCGAAGAATTAATTGGTAGTACCGTAACTGAGCTCCAATTTAAAGGAAAGTTGAAGCAGTTAGTGGAGGCTATTGATCGTTCATATAACACGCTTGAGGAAGCAAATGCTGACATCAGTTCTATTTCTATTGGAGCAAAAATTGAGATTCTCAATGAACTGGAATATGGTATCTACTATAAACCTTTAGCTACCTCGGCAGAGTTAGTGAAGAGACCTTTTGATCCTACTGTTAAATCGATTAATTTTACTAATGAAGCAATAGAAAGGCTATTTGAGGCAGATGGTGAAAAGATAATCGAAATAAAGCCGATATATGGTTATGGCATTAATACCGATTCTCCTTCAACAGCAATATTTACTGCACCTGGTCCGGAACGTGCGTATTTAAAACTAGATGTATCGGCTATATCTAAATTAATCGTTACGAATGCTACTTCTGCTTATTCTGGATGGCGTTGGGTTTTCAGGGACGAAAACGATACATATATATCAATGAGTACAGCTATTGGTAGTGGCGAGTATCTTGTCCCTAAGAGAGCAAAATGGGCTTACCGAACTTATCAGATCGTTGACCCTAATAATAATGCTAGAGAGAACTCAAATTTAGAAATAGTCGGAGTACAAAGATATAATTTAAAAAATGTTATTCAAGATACAATTGAGACAAATAATCCTATTATTGCATCTCAAATTCGGGATTATACAGAAAAAACTCTATATGGTGAGGCAGAGCCAGAAGTAGTCTTAATACCTATATCAGGTTATTCAGTAAACACCACGCCTTCTAGTCCAAACTTTCTCTCACCAAATAACAATGATGCACGGAAATATATTGTTTTTGATGTATCAGAATTTTCTGTAATAAAAGTAACAGGGTCAATTCAAGAGTCTGGAGTTGCGAGCTGGTACTGGGTTTTTGAGACAGATACAGGTGGTAAGTTAATTTCAAATTATCACTACAACGGTGAATTTATTGTACCTGATAATGTTGTAAGAGCGTATAGAAGTGTTTACTACTATAAGTCGGACACAGGTATTGGACCTTTTGATGATATTGCTCATGGTCTTAAAATAACTGGTGTCCCAAGAAAGCCTAGAATCCAACCACAAATTAATTATTTATCACAGCAGATCAACGAAATTATTGATAATGGCGGTGCAAGCCTTGCGGCATTTGTAGCATTAGATTCAATCATTAAGAAAATGGAAGATTTGTTTGCCCAAAAAAACTTTATCTCACCGAATGACTTTGCTGATACGACACAGTTTGGGCGCGTAAAAAGTGCTGTCGATTTTGTACGGATTCAAGGGTACGGAATTATTGAGCTGGGTATTGATAAAGAAACTAATGCGAATCTCTGGATTTTCCCTGAAGCTTTAACTCTACCTACTAACTGTTGGATTTACATAAATAATTCAATTGTTAAAAGGGGTGACCAAGTCTTTGACAATATATTTAGAAATGAAGGTATTGTTCCAGACCCTGACCCGTTTAAGGTAGCAAAAGAGCTAAATCCTAATGCAAACATACGTATTTTCGGTAATGATAAGACGCTTTCTATTATTGATGGCAACTACAACAATGCTTACAAAGCTCCTCACCCAGTTAAAGGAGGTGATCCAGTGCCATGGGTATCAGACTTCTACGGTTGGCGGGCCCAATCAATCTTGTTCGCAAATACTGTAGGGCACAGAGTCCATAATTTAACATTAAGAGATTCGACAAACTGGACTATTTCTAACGAACATGGCTGTGCATACGCAAAATTTCATGATTTGCATTTCAGAACTATTGCTAAGAATGGTGACGGTGTCGATTTGAGACAAGGCTGCAATAATATTGAAATTTACAATATTTCGGGCACAACTTCAGATGACATGGTTGCTTGTTCTGCATTAAAAAATTTTGTAGAGACTTTTCCATCTGGTGACTACATTTTTCCGACACAAGTTGGTGGATATGCAGAACGTGGCTTTGGCTCAGATATTACAGATATTAAGATTTGGAATATTCGAGGGGATATGTCTGCTGGTGGAGTAAGATTGTTATGGACAGGTGGTTCGAAAATGAAAAACATCAGTGTGTTTGACATTGCAGATACTGCACGTCAGTTTATGTACTATGCCGTTTACATACACACTGGCCAGTACGGACGACCTGCTGTAATGGGAGAAGCGGAAAATATTACTGTTAACAAGGTTGTTTCAAACAAAAGTGATGTTGTAATAAGACTCGATGCTCCAATTAAAGATTGTTGGATTAACAACATAGAGCAGAGGAAGAATACAACAACACCAATCCTTAAAACTGAGGAGTTATATGCCGAAGAGAATGTTAAGAAAACTAACATTCGATTTAATTTAGTCACTTAAGTGATTCACATAAAAGCCCTAACCCAACAGTTAGGGCCTTTTATTTGGGCAAATGATGAAAAATTTAGAGGCAGTTCAAGAAGCTCTTACATGGCTCGGTACCCCTTACCATCATCAAGGGCGAGTAAAAGGTGTGGGGGTGGACTGTGGTACTTTGATCTGTGAAGTCTATGAAAAAGTTGGGCTCATGGATCATCTAGATCCACGGCCTTATCCTCCTGACTGGCACATGCACCAGATGGGGCAACGTTATTTAGAACTCATTTTAGGTGTATGTGATCCGGTCGAAGGTCCTCCACAACCGGGTGACATTGTTTTATATCATTTTGGCAAATGCATCAGTCATGGTGCAATTGTCATTGAGTGGCCACAAGTCATTCACAGTTATATCCATCAGGGAGTCATTATCCAAGATGGAACAAAAGGAAGTTTAGCCCGGCGAATTGCCGGGTTTTTTCGTATGAAGAGGCTTAAATAAATGGGTGGATTATTTGGTAGTACTACAATTAGTACAACGGATACCCGTATTAACTCTATGCGGATCCAGCAGTCAGCTTATGGGCTTTGTCAGCCATTGGTTTATGGCAAAACTCGTGTAGCAGCTAATATGTTTTGGTATGGAGATTTTACAGCTACCCCTCATACAACGGTTCAAAAGTCTGGAGGTAAGGGTGGGGGTACTAAAACCAGTAATACCACGTTTAGTTATAGTGCCTCTCTCATGCTCGGTTTATGTGAGAACCAGATTAAAAAGATAGGTCTAATTTGGGTAGATAAAGAACAATATGTGCCTAAACAAGAAGGGTCTATTACTTTAGATCCCATCGACCAGTTAAAATTTGAATTATTCGATGGGAATAATAATCCGCCGTGGGGATGGCTAGTATCAAAACATCCAGATCAGGCAATTAATTATCCGTATTTGGGATATGTAGCTGTAGCTAATTATGAGATGGGTAATAGCGCTAGCCTTTCAAATCATAATTTTGAAGTGATCAGTACTATCACATTATCTGACACAATTGATGATGCTAACCCGGCAGATGTGATTGAAGATTTTATTACACATCCACGACACGGCGCGGCGCCAAATCTTAATATCGCAGATTTGGAAGAGTTCAGGACATATTGCCGAGCAGCAAATCTCTTAATTAGTCCAGCATTCACAGAACAACGACCGGCTTATGAAACTATCAATGAGATTGTTGAGGCGGTAAATTGTGCTGTGGTACCAAGCCCTGATGGCTTAAAGATCCGTTCTTTTGGTGACTCTGCAATTACTGGTAACGGCGTTACCTTTACACCTGATCTCACACCAGTTTACCACTTAACTGATGATGACTTTATTGGCGATGATGAGCTAGTACGTGTGCGCCGTAGTCGTGACACAGATGCCTATAATCATGTGCAGATTGAATACATTAATCGCTATAACCAGTACAACACCGAAACAACAGAAGCCAAGGACCAAGCAAATATTGAAATGTTTGGCTTGCGTACCGAGGACCCTGTGGAATGTCATTATTTCTGTGAACCGAAGATAGCATGTCATGCTGCTCAACTTCGCTTACAACGACTGCTTTATGTTCGCAATGAGTATGAATTTGATTTGGGGTGGAAGTACTGCCGGTTAGAGCCAATGGACATACTTACGTTAACTGAATCGGGATTAGGGCTTGATAAATTCCCTGTACGTATTACTCGTATAGAGGAAGATGAAAGCGGCATGTTAACCGTTACTGCAGAAGAATTATCTATCGGTTCAAGATCTGCCATTGAGTATGACTCTCAAGCGTCAAATGGTTATCAAGGCGGAAATGAAGAACCGGGCAATGTGAATGCACCCTCTATATTTGAGCCACCGCTGGATCTTACAGACGGCAAGAATCAAGTATGGGTTGCTATTTCTGGTGGGGCTAATTGGGGTGGCTGTAATGTTTGGGCAAGCCTTGATAATACGACATATGAAATGATTGGCACAATTTATGGATCTGCACGTTATGGGCAGCTTGTCACCGCCATTGATGCTGATGATACGACATTACAGGTTGAGCTAAATACAGCAAGCCAGATCTTCAGCGGAACATTAGAAGATGCTCAAGCTGACCAAACTCTTTGTAAAGTGGGGGATGAGTATTTTAATTATCAGGTAGCCACCTTAAACGGATCTGGTCTTTATACCTTAAGTGATGTTTTACGTGGACGTTTTGATGATACACAAAGCCACAACGCTGGTGAGCCATTTGTTCGTTTGGATAAAGCTATATTCAAATATCCGTACAATGAAGGTCTAGTAGAAAAACAAATCTTTTTAAAGTTCACAAGCTTTAATGGTTTGGAGCGTAAGGAGCAAACCTTAGATGAGGTTACAGCGTATAGCTATACTCTAAGTGGCGGACGTCCAGCAGGTGTTAAAGGCCTTTCCCTTCAATCACCGTTTGTCGGAACCACTTTCAAGGTTCAATGGCAAAGCTCAACTGGTGCAGATGGCTATCGTGTTCAGGTCTGGTCTAATGGGGCAATGATTCGTCAAGTTGATACAACCAATACGGATTATAGTTATTCAATCGAAGAGGCTAAGCAAGACGGTTTAGGCCGAGCTTACACAATTCGAGTGTCCAGCAAGAATGGCGACCAAGTTAGTACCTATGCTGAATTGAGTATTAGTAATCCGGTTCCGCCAGTACTTCTCAATGTGTACACAGCAGCAACTGTAGATTCTATTACGGTGAATTGGGTGCCTAGTGAAGTACCGGATCTGAAAGACTATGCAGTGTGGCTAAGTCCAACACCTAATTTTGATCCAACTCAAATGCCGCCTTCATGGACTGGCACTGATTTAACAACTACTTTTGGAGGACTACAACCAACTACCCCATATTACATTCGTGTTACTGCACGTGATGTATGGGAAAATACAGTTTGGAACTATACAAATCAGATTACTCAGAGTACTTCTGAAGCTTAAATTTATTTAATTCTATAGCACCCCATTCGGGTGCTTTTTTATTGCCTAATTCTGGAGTAAAAGGCATGGAACCAGTTTCTACTAGCGGTTTTACAGCACTACTAAAATTGTATGGGATTGCAATCATGGTGACTTTAGCGGTCGGTTTGGTTGCAGCAGTGGTATTAATGACTCGTATGCCACGTTCACCACAAGAGTGGGCTGTAGGTTTGATCTGTACAGTTGTATCAAGTTTGGCAGGTGGCTCATTCATTATTGTGAAGTGGGGGCTTCATGAATGGGTTACTGATATATGGGGGATGATTGCACTTGGTGGATTCTTCTTTGTTTGTGGTTTACCCGGTTGGGCTTTAGTTCGCTGGATCTTTAACTTCATTAACAAACAGGAAGGTAAGACGATTATTGAAGTACTTAAAGAAGTAAAGAAAGCCAAAAACGATATTACGAACAGTTAATGCCGCCTTCGGGCGGTTTTTTTATTATCTAAAGGAAAGTGAAATGAACATCGAACAATATCTTGATGAATTAATTAAACGTGAAGGTGGGTACGTAAATAACCCGGCAGATCGGGGCGGTGCAACAAAGTTTGGAATTACAGAAGCAGTTGCTCGAGCAAACGGATTTAAAGGCAACATGAAAGATTTACCGCTTGATGTGGCCAAAGCAATTTATAAGAAGCAGTACTGGCTGGAACCACGTTTTGATCAGGTGAATACTATTAGCTCTACTGTAGCTGAAGAACTTCTAGATACTGGAGTGAACTGCGGTATCAACTTTGCTAAACCACTTTTACAGCGTGCTTTGAACTTGCTTAACAATCAAGGTAAAGCTGGGTATGCAGATTTAAAGGTTGATGGTGTTTATGGTTCTAACACTTTAGGTGCTCTAAAAACCTATCTGGCCAAACGCGGGAAAGAAGGAGAAAAAGTTTTAGTTCGAGTTCTGAACATTATGCAGGGTCAGCGCTATATTGAGATTTGTGAGCGTAATAAAAGCCAAGAGCAATTCTTTTATGGCTGGATCGCGAATCGAGTCGTTATATGAAAGTCTTTTATTGCAAACGCTCAAGGATATCTTCCGTAATTACCTTGCTGTGCATTCTATTTTCAGGATGCACAGCACATTCGATCAATAACAATGTGAATGTCTCTATTTGCGTTAAAGCAATTTAAAAAAAAGCCCTGAATGTTCAGGGCCTTTTGAGTTTAGTTTTGAACTTCTGCATCATAAATTGTTTTGAAAGCTTTCTTCAGTTTTTCATCTTGCGTATCCGCGATGAACTTTTGCATTTTGTCTTTGTATTCCAGATGACCAGCTTTGTACTTAGCAAGTAAGTATGAAAACTCGCCTTGCTTATAGTCAGGTTCTGTCTTGTTTTCTGGTTTATCTAATGCTGTTTTCAGAACTGTTGCTGCTGTATTAAAGCATTGATTAATTGTTTGCTTATCTTTTTGTTGCATAGTAAAGATTTGGCATTTAGCTAGATACAAAGCAGGATTTTCAGGCTTTCTTGCAATTTGTTTCCCATTTAAAGCCAATGCTTCATCATACATCTGTGCAGCTAAGTACACATTCATTTGAAGCATTTCTCGCTTGCCCTGATCTTCCATTGTGTTGATTTCAGGCAGTAACTCTTGCATTCGTTTTTTTAGAACGTCTGGGCTTTCAAGAGAATACTTCTGCACGTACTCATTATGTTTTTCCAAAATCTGCTGATCTCTGGCAGATAGTTTTTTGGTCGCTGGTGTTTCAGTTTTTGCCGCCGACTGATCTGTGCTTTCAGAAGCTTTACTACACCCACCTAAAAGTGCTGTACCAAGAATAATTAAGGTAAGTGTCTTTCTCATTTCTTCCGTCTTGCTGCTGATGTAATTGTAAATTCATGCACTACATGAGGTGGATTTGTAACAACTGTTCCACCATCAAATTTAGCATCATATTTCATTGTCAATTGAACTGTGACTACTGATAAGTCTGGGGGAGGTAGTTTAATTTCGCAACTACCGACAGGTTGCCTATCATTTTCCGTATTCCAGTATCCCTTTTCCACTTTCAATCTAACAACATCACCTATTTGCTTTTTATCTTTAAACAGACGCAATGCTGCTTGAGGGTAAATTGTTGCATCTCCTTTTAAAGCAGGGGGTAGTAAAGTTGCAGTCACGAATAGATTTTGTTTTTCAACTTTATATGAGACTTCAAATGTACAAGCACCAGACATAGCCTGCATAGCTAAACCGAATAACGTTGCTTTATCTTGATCGTATGGATATAGCCAAGGTTTAAACGGAACCATTGTGGTTTTAGTGTTCTCTATGTAGTAATTCTCGTACTCATCTTTTACAAAGCTGTCTGTTGTTGGTTGTTTTTGAGATATTGGGTTTGGTGATGATTTAGCAGCAGAAGATGCGGCTCCACCGCCGTTGTCTTGAACGACCAAATTTTGTTTAGCTAGAAGCTTACACCACATGAAAGAGAGTCATTAACACGAGCTGCAGCTTTACCGAAAATCTGCATATTCGGATCGCCAGACACAATGGTTGCAACAACTTTATGTGTTGGACATGTTGCTTTGTCACCAACACATGCAACGGCAATACCGTCAATTAGGAACATACTGTTCCCTGAAATTACTTGGCCGCCTCCAGTAGTGGGGCAGCCAATAGTTATATATGGGGTTGCCAAATCTATACCTTCTTATTTTCATGAAGCAGAGGAATGTTAACAAAGAGGGATAGACAGTGCTGTATAGTTTTATTTATTTGGATGCACAGCTCATAAGAGCAATAATTATGTGAAGATTGGCTCAAAAATAATATTGTTTGATGAGGATAATGAACTTACATGAATTGTTAATTAATAAATCTTTATAAAAATAATTAAATTTGTCCTAAATGGAAATATAAATGTCCTATATGATTAATATATTGTAACTATAATATTTTTTTTGTATTTATTTTGTTGGTGTTATTTATGTTTAATCCATTGGGGTTTGTTAATAAAATTGTGGTTTATAAGTTTCCGATTGAAAATAATGCATGTTTTAAATTTGTGAGCTCTTATGAAATTCTTGAGTTGATTAGGTTGGCTGAAGAGGATGAAATAATGCAAAGAAAAAGACTTGATAAATATAAAAATAATGATGAGTATTGGCTAGATGAGTTTAGAGTTTGAAATTATTAAATGGAATTTTGAAATGAATAGCTATATTTTTGGGGATTTTATACTTATGCTTTTAATTACTTTAGTTTTTATAGGTTCACTAATTTTTTCAATTGTTAAAATTATAGGTTTAAAAGAAAATCCTTATATTCATTGGTTTGATAAAGTTTTAATTATTATATTTTATCCTTTTACAACTGTAGTATCTTTTTTATTTTTTATTATGGTTGTAGGATTGGTTTTTTATTAATAATCTAAATTTTTTTTAAATTCTTGTGGTGTTTTTCCAGTCCATTTTTTAAAGGCTTTGCTAAAGCTTGCATTGTTTTTAAAGCCAATCATAAATGCAATTTGTTTATAATTGTAGTTTGTAGAGGATATTAAAAAAATAGCTCTATTCATTTTATGCTCATTAATAATTTCTCTAAATGATATGCCCTCAGAATGGAGTTTTCTTCTTAATGTTCGGGGGTGCATATTTAAATAATTTGAAATAGTAAATTCATCGATATTTGAATCCTGTTGAGAATCTAATATCGATAAGATTTTACTTTTCATTTTATTGATTGGTTCTTTGTTAACATTTGTTTTATTTAATAATATATCAATTTTTTTGCGAATATCTCTATAGGGATAAGGAGTGATCTTTTCATAAAGTTTATCACGCGTTATATCTATGGTGATAGAATTCTCAGGTGAGTTGAAAATCACTTCACAATTGAAATAATTCTTAATTATATAACTATATTCATTTTCTGCATACTTTACTTTAATCTTTTTTACGAGTAAAGAATTGCAAATAAGCTGTTTAAGAAGGCTATATATTTGACTTAGATGATACTCTACAGAAAAAATATAGCCATACTGTTTTTCATCAATAAATAAAAGTGGATCTATTGTGAATTTTAAAATTCGACTATATAGAAGCTCTACCTGAGCAAATGGAAATATTAAACTTTGATTGTCCGTTATAAACTGTAATGCTTGTAAGTAATTTTCTTGAATTTGAAGGCCTAATTCAATTAATCCATAATTATTTATATTAATCTCACCAGCTTTAAGAGGGATACCTAAATCTCTTAACGTTGAACAATATTTTACTAAGTTTTTAAATGCAACTTTACAATTATTTGTGTTTATAAGGCTATCTATCCCATCAATTTTTAAAATTTTAGAGTCTATTTCAGGATTAGAAAGCTTATTACTAACTAAGTAATCATAAATAATATGAGTGTGTTTGATAAAAATTGCCATAGAGTTGAAGGTACAAAAATTAAACAGATTGGTTTGTGGGAGATATGTATATTAATGTTACATAAAAAGATGAATAATTTTATAATTAATATTGTCCAATTAGGACTTTGTGTTTTCAAATCAGGACGTTATTTTTATTTTTTGGTAAAATTATTTTATTTATACAATTTTATATTCGTGTTCTTTAGTTTTTATAATGAGATTTAAATTTATATTTATTTATTAATGTGTGAAATGTCTAACATAATATCACGCTCTTATTATTTAATTTTAATATATTAATGTGTAATATGTTTTTAAAATTTGAAGGAAAAATCACATAATTTATAAAATTGATTTTAAAATAAATCATTGTTACTTTTAGTTCGAGGTAACCCAAACCTCGCTTAGCCTTTGTTCTACTTATCCAATCGAGTCATAGAACACCACCTAAGAGTTACAGGCATATCCATCTTAGGTGTTTTTTTATTTTACTAATATCAACTGATCCCATCTAAACGGATTTCTACTAAGCTTGTCACGAGACATTGACCAATTACGATTCGGTATAAAGCAGGGACCTACACCAATCTTCTTCTTCCCAAATTTGCTGTGAATACCATCCATAGCCTGCATTAAACATTCCTTTTTTTCTATATGTTTAAAATCGGTGAGAAGGTCATAGGTATGGCCAGACTTCGGCTCTAAACCTGTCAGCACAACACCGCACTTCTTATATTTAATTCCTTCTTTGTATATATCGTTTAACATCCTTGTTGCTGCTTTGACGAAATCAATAGCGCAATCCGTGGGTTCAGAAAACGAACCTGTGATTGATTTGTTGTAGAACGGCACATTGGGATCAAATGGATTTGACTGAACGAAAGCAATCATACACCCGCATAAAAGCCCTTCATCTCTCAACCGCTTACATGCATCCTGAGCATACATCGTGATAGCTTCTTTTAGATCCGTTAGTTCAGTTACACGACCCCCGAAAGACCTTGAGGCGACAATTTGTTTTTTTGATGGGGGAGTATGTTCGATCTCAATGCATGAGATCCCCTGCAATTCATAGATAGTACGAGCCATGACGATAGAAAATTTCTTTTGCATCTCTCGAGGTTCAGCACAAGCTAGATCAAGTACCGTATTAATTCCCATTGATTGAAGCTTTTTTGAATGCTTACGACCAACGCCCCAGACTTCACTCACATCTATTTGAGCAAAGTAGTATTCTTTATTGCACGGATCCATATTCACTAAATCACAAACGCTGTTAAAGCCGGGATTTTTCTTTGCAATATGATTTGCAATTTTTGCTTCTGTTTTACTTCTTCCAATTCCAACACATACTGGTAAACCGAGCCATTTCCATATTTGTTGGCGCATTTGTTGCCCGACTTTTTCTAAGTCAAAATTCTTTTCATAAGCTGAGAAATCAACAAAGCACTCATCAATCGAGTACGGTTCAACTTCTTCATCTGTAACATACGAAGCAAGGATTGTATGAAAGCGCCGTGACATTTCTGCATACATTGCATAGTTGCTTGAAAGTACGAGCACATTATGTTGCTGAACAATATCTTTGATCTGGAATAGGGGAACCCCCATTTTTATGCCTAAAGCTTTTGATTCATTACTACGAGCAACGGCGCACCCATCGTTATTGCTCAGAACAATTACAGGCTTATTGTTCAAACTTGGGTCAAAGACTCTTTCACATGAAACGTACATGTTATTTACATCGATGAGAAAAAATACTTTGTTCTCATGTTTCATGACTTAATGCCGTGTCATTTTAATGATATGAGTGACAATGCCCCAGATAATTAGTTCTTGGCCCTCTTGAAGATAGATATTTTTATATTCAGGATTCTCAGCTTTAAGCCATTGACCGCTTTCATCAATCATTAGTCGCTTTACAGTAAATTCATTATCGACTAGAGCCACAACGATATCGCCGTGTTTGGCATCAAGACTTCGATCTACAATCAACTCGTCATCAATATCAATGCCTGCGTTAAGCATCGAAAGCGAAGCAACTTTTACAATAAATGTTGAAGTTTCGTTCTTAATTAAGTGCTCATTCATATCGAGCACTTTGTCTATGTAATCTTGTGCGGGGCTGGGGAAGCCTGCTGAAATCTTTTCAAGTGCGTAGGGGATAAGCATGTGAGTTGACGGTACAACTTGCTTAAATGATAAAGCCTCAGATAAAACAATACTTTGTGTGATGTACGGTTTTATCTGGATAATGGATGGTGCAATTTCGCTCATATATTTCCCCTAGCTTGATTTTGTAACATATTCAAGATGATATTCTAGAGATGAGCTTAAATTCAAATTTAAAAAGCTGTGGATAAACAAATAGAAGTCAAAAATTGACGTCTGTTATTGTGCATTTGGTCGGAATTTCTACGCACTTAATTGGCTGATTTTCTTGGTTTAGGAAAATATTCGGCAGTAAATTCACCTAGGGGCATCTCAAAGAAAAACTGGTCAGCATCCTCTTTTTTGCAGTTTAGCCAATCTTCTCGATACTCTTCAGGAATAACAATAATTGAACGCTTTTCATCTTCCGGTTTGTGAAACTGACTCATGAAAGGGTGGTTGTCTGCATTAATAGTCAGCATCGACATAGATCTTACTTGTTGCCCATCAATGACAGTAGAATCGTAAATAGCTGCAACGGTGAAAGGTAATCCGTCTTCTCTATAAATTCCCCAACGTTCTGCTTTACCATTCACATATCTCGGTTCATAGATCTTTTCGACCGGTATTAGTGCAAACTGGCTTTTAGCCCATGCGTGGCGAAAGCTTGGTTTTTTATCAACAGTCTCGGTTCTAGCGTTGTAAGTATATTTAGAAAATTTTAAATCATGGTTCCAAGGTGGGATCATGCCGAACTTTACTTGTCGCCATTCAATGTGGCCATCCTTAGAAAATATAAGAGGGCAATCGTAACCCGGATAAACATCATCTTTATAATCAAAAGTAGGTTCGAACAAATCTAGTAGATGTACCCGATCTTTTGATATTGGTTCGTAATTGGCACACATGGCAAAATCCTTAACCTACTTTAATAATAAGATAACTCACTGATTAGCTATAGTCGTAGTAAAATTGTGAGCATATATCTCTTAATTAATTACTTTTATTAAATTTTTGATTTAGATAAATAATACTTTTAGGCTCTACTAAAGAAATATTTTTCTTCTCATCTATGACAGCACATAACGTTGAACCACAAAGAATTCGGTATTGAGGAATATTTGATTTTGAATCAGTTATTTTTACTAGAGGACGTTTTTGAATATTATTATATAAATCTCGTCCGTCAATTTCTCCTTGTTCGGCACTTAAATTTATTGAAGCTAAAACAAATATCGGAAATATAATAGTGCCATATAAAAATGTTAAGGAATTAATACTCTTAAGTTTAAATAAGTCTAAAATGTTATTTAAAAAATGAGTGAGTTTTGTTGGCAAATCTTTAAAAAATAAAGAATAAGGACGGTTAAGTACCACATAAAAAAAAGTATATGTCAAAATATAGAATGAGCCAAATAGCAAAAATAAGTAAAGTAAAAAGGTTTTTCCTTTCACAAATCCCCAGTATATTTTGTCCTGTATACTAAAATTTAGAACAACAGGTTCAATATAAAAAGGAGAGAGAAAACCTCCTAAATAAGATTGGCCCAACACAAACAAAAAAATAGCTGTTAAAGAAACAATTACAGCAATATCAATAGAAAAATTAAATTTCATTTTTATCATCCTTTAACGAACAATATTATAAAGTTCTAAAAATTGAGTATGGTGTTTTATTAATTCTTGAGTTTGATTTCTTGATTCATTTTTCTCAAAGTAAAGGCGATTTTTAATCAAAGCTTTAACCGGTTCAGAAATAATTACGTCTTCAATCATATGCATGGCTTTCTTTAAATCTTCGAAAGAAACCTGAATATAGCCATCGGTCACATCGTTATCATCATCGTCAGTGGTGTGATTAATTAGTCTTTTAATCGTATAGCTTCCTATGGCCAAGCTATTCGCAATAGTGCCAAAGGTTCGGCGTAAATCATGGAACGTAAATCCGATACCAGAATTCTCAGTTACCTTTTCACGTGCAGCTCGGCGGTCTGAAATATGGGAAACACCATTTCTATCGGTAAAGACATATTTATTATCACCGGCACGTTTTTTACGTTCCCGCATAATGTGCCAAAGGGTATCACCCATAGGCATTAAAAGGTCCTCATGGTTTTTGGTGTTAACGATTTTGATGGTACCAAACTGAAGATCTACATTTTTCCATTCGACAGCCTCAGCCTCACTACGTCTAAAACCAGTTAAAGCGAGTAAGAATAAAAAGTCTTGGTTTGTATACGCTCTGAAATCATTATTTTGTTCACCCATCCAGTAAGTGGTAGCAACTGCAAGCGCCCATGCTTCGCGCTGATCTGCGCGTACGTGGCCTTTTCTCCGTTTAATCTTATTGAAAGCCTTTTCTTCTTTAACGATTACAACAGGATTTTTAATATTTAGAATTTTATTCCCGGACTCATCCTTATATCTGCTAATCGTATGATTAAAGAGAGCATGTAAAAATTTTGATGCAAGATTAGCTCGGGAAGGGCTTGCTTCAGAAAGCTTTAAATGACGATCAATAATCATTGCACTGGTGATTTGATCAAGTTTTAAATCTTTCCAATCACTAAAGTAGTTCTCTATGCATCCGTCATAGGCAATTAAAGATGTTTCCGCCAGCTTTTTACGCAATTTATAGTATTGGTAAGCTTCACTAAGGGTAGGGACTAGCTTTTGTAAGGCATCATTTTGAATTGTTGAAGCTCGTAAATCACGCTTTTGCTTAACTGGATCTACACCTTCATCCATCAAGATAAGGAGACGTTTAGCCTCAGTTCTGGCTTGTTCTAATGTATAGACACCATGTTTACCAATGACTTTACGTTTTGATTTGCCGTTTGGCATTTTCTTTTCAGCAAAATAACTTTTAGTTTTGCCCACACATAAGCCAAATCCTATAGTTACTGTATCTCTGTAAAAGATTTGTTTCTCTTCAGACAAAGGAATAGAGTCTATTACCGATTTAGTAAATTTAATGTGTTGAGCCAT